GTGCTTCAGGTAAGATCATTGATGTTGCTAAAAATACACCCATCACATACGATGTTCGATACATTATGGCAAACGGCAGCGATCACAGTTCTGTGAATCTAATTCCTGCTTATATCGGCTATAATGTTCCTTCGAATACCGATATTGAATACAATGAACTGTCTGCTAAATTGTTAATCAGCAGAGTGGTTAAATTAGCTGAAAAAGATGAATACAAACAACAAGGGAATGTTTGGAACAAAATCCTGAAATCAATCACTTCTGTAACTCCGATTGCTGGGATCAAATTATCAAACATCGACTTGAAAGCTACAACTTCTGTTAGTCAAAGTGGCATTAATGTTAATGCTCAACAGAATTATGAGGGTCTTTTGGTTTCTCCGGTAGCAGGCATTTCGGCTAAAATTAATGATCTTGTTAGCTTGAATGTAGAAACTGCTTTCGGTGACGAAAAGAGCATTTCTGCTGGTCTTTCAGTAAAATTCTAATTGAAAAACTAGCTGTATAGAATTCAAATAGAAAAGGAGGAACACAATGGCAGATGCACAGGTTAAAATACCGATGAAGCAAATGATTATTAATGCGCTTCTGAGACTTCTTCGTTTAGCGGTAGCTCAGATTCCATTTTTAATCACAATTTTGCAAGGATCTGCGAATCCAAAATTAGTGGCATTAGGATTGTTTCTTAATACCGCTATGAAATTCTTAAGAGATATGTTTCCGTCTCTTATTTGGATTCCTGTCTAAACGTTGCGGGACGCTTACGGGGATGGGAGGAGACTCCCATCCCTTGGCGCCTGCTCAAATGAGAAGCAGTTGGTGTATAGTTTAACGACCAAAACTTAAGACGTAGTATCACGAAGCACAGATGTTTTTTAAAATTGAATTCGAAAAGTGGTAGACATGAAATTCGAAACTGAAAGAAAAACGGATAGAACGTTATTTTCAAATCTCTCAGCTAAACTTAAAATATTTTTTTATGATCAGATCAAACTATTTTTAAAGAAATGTTTTAAGTCTGAGAGTTTCGGAATACAATACAATAGGGGGGTAGGGGGGTTAACCAGGAATCTTAGGACTAAAGCTTCTAGATCCCGGACAAGAGATCTAAAGACCTTAGGACTTAAGTCTTTTCTTTCTTTAACTCCTCTTAAAGCTAAGTACGATAAGCTTAAGCTTAAGCTAAGGTCCGGTAAGCACTATGGTTTAAAGACTAGCTGTAACATTTGCATTAGCTAGTCTTTTGTCGCGAAAGGAGGAAGAGATGGGAGGAACGATATTAGAAGTTCTGAAGTATTTTTTTATGGTTCTTGCTTACTTCTTTGATCCTCGAACAAAAGAAAGAGAAGAGAGAAAGAAAGTGTTCAGTCAATTTAAAGAAATAGAGACACAGTATCGTCAAGCTTTAGCAGACGGAAAACCTCAGCTTGCAGCTCAAATAGCTAAACAGATGCAAGACATGAGAGATCAATACAAGTTTTTGAATGTTGCTACAGGAAAGTGAGGTCAAGATGAGAAGCATTATATTGGTGTTAAGTCTAGTTTTTTTAACAGGTTGCGCAACAACGAAACCTACTGTTTTGACAGAGACGGAAGCGTATTATCTTCTTCCTGCGAATACTCCGTTTAGAGCTATAGTGAAAGACGGTGGGAAGATTGAAGATGTTCAACGACCGTATGATAGTTATGTTATCGATTCGGGAAAACTAATTAAACTACAAGAGCAAGCGAATAGCTGCACTATAAACAAGTAGAGCTTTTATTCCTATGAACTGCTCTTTACAGGGAGGAATAATGAAGACGATTAAAGTTTACATAAACACTCAAGACAAAAAGTCCCGTCAGTTGGTTGAAGCAAAACTCATAAAGGATTATAAAACAACAGTTATTGTAGAACTTCCTGACGGCAATATTATCAAGAGAAAGAAGTCTAGGGATCTACCATCAGAGAAAGAAGAATAATGGATCTGTCGGTTATCATCCCTAGCTTTAAAAGAGCTGATTTGCTGCAATACGGCTTGAAGTCTTGGGCTTTGCAGAATATCAAATCATCTTATGAAATCATTGTATTGAATGATGGTATCGAAGACGAGACAGCAAAAGTGTGTTCAAATTATCAATCGAGATTGCCTATCAATTACGTGTTTACAGGACAGAGAAATGCAAAAGACATTGTGTGGAGAATTCCTGGATTTGCTATAAATATTGGAGCTCAATTAGCAAAAGGAAAGAATATCATAATCGCTTGTCCTGAGATATACATTCTCAATGATTGTGTTCAGCATATGATAGACACGCTGAATGAAGATCCGAAAAAATTAGTCATTACATACGGTAAAGATGACAGAGGAGCAGCTTTTTTAAAATATGTCAAAGAAGGTCTTTCAAACAACGACATTGCAAGTAAGTATGATTCAGATGTAAAAAACACTCCTGCAATTAATACTGAATTTCCGTTCTTTATGGGAATAAATAGAAAAGAGTTTATTGACATAGGTGGCTATGACGAAGATTTTATAGGATATTGCTTTGATGATGCTGATGTCGTCAACCGATTGAGAAAAAATGGATGCTCTATTCATAAAATTGCATCAAAAATAATTCATTTGTATCATCCGAGATTGCGCTATGGTCTAGAAGAGGTAAAAGAGAAGTGGAACTATAATGAAAAGCTCTATTATGAAAGAATAAATCAGATACAAAGAAATGTAGGAAGACAGTGGGGAGTTATCTGTGCTTAATGTAATTTTTCCACAATTTACAGACCAGAGATATTACGACGTCCATTACAGGTACGTTTTGAACATATTGAAAGAGTCAAATTGCAATATTTCATATGAAGCAAGAGACGGTTTTGTAGTCACTATAGAAGAAAAGAATTTTTTGTTTGATTATTCTGATAGTCCGATTCCTGTAGATTGTCACTTGCCTGTTTTTAAGCTCCATTGCATAAAAGAAAATTCAAAAATATTCTCTTTCCCACCGGTAAACTTCAATCAATGGTCTGATTATGTTAAATTTTCAGATTTGATAAAATATAAAGCTGTGGGTGACATAAGCTTTAGACAAAGACATTACGGAAATGCAAAAGAGAGAAGAAATTATGTAAAAATGATGCTTGAAAGCAAATATAGAAATATTCTGACTACACAGTTAGCTCAATTCACGTACTGGTTTGATATAGACAATTTGTTTTTGGCTGTTTTTGTCCCGGGTTTTAACAATAATATGTTAGATAGAGCTCAGTTCCAATATATGGCTTTTGGATGCTGCACAATATCTCCAAGATTGCCAGAGATCCTTCCTTTCGGAAATTGTCTAATACCGAACGAACATTACATCATGTGTCGAGATGATTATTCTGATTTGATAGATCTAATTGAGTTTTATAGTTGTTGCAAAGAAGCATGTTTTGAGATGGGACAGAATGCTAAAAAATTGTTTGCTAATACTTCAATACCTTTACAGATAATGAAATGGATCGAAAGTAAATTATAAGGAGTCATATGGAGCAACTCGAAAAGCACTTTACAGACATCTATCATTCAAATGCTTGGCACGGACAGCAATCAAAATCAGGAACAGGATCAGATCTTGAAAATACAAAAATAATGAGACCTCAATTAGTAGAGTTAATAAATAATTTAGGAATAAAGACGATGATCGATGCTCCTTGTGGTGATTTTAACTGGATGAAAGAGATAATTAATGACTTAAAAATAGACAAATATGTTGGTGCTGATATTGTAGAAGAAATGGTATTGAAAAATAAAGAGAAGTATGAAAACAATGGCAGGGTGACTTTTGTAAAGGCAAATGTCGTAGAAGAGATATTGCCAAAATACGATCTTATTTTTTCTAGAGACTGTTTAGTTCATTTCTCATATGAAACCGCTAAAAGAATAATTAGAAACTTTGTAGCATCAGGTTCTACATATCTATTGATGACAACTTTTTTGAGAACAGACAGAAAATATTTTGATATTCTTGATGGACAGTGGAGAGCTATAAATTTTCAACTGCCTCCTTTGAGTTTGCCTGCACCAGAGAAATTTTTTATAGAAGGTTGTGTAGAAGATCATTGCAGATGGACAGACAAAACGTTAGGACTTTGGAAATTGTGTGATTTAGCGGAGTGTGCGTAATGTGGTATTTGCTTAGATTTCCCAGAATACTTCATGTCTATTTCGGTGCAGAGAAACTGTCCTATTTAAGATATATGACGATATGGACATTCGTCGGTCTTAACAGAGATTGGCAAGTTAAGTTCTACTATCCAAAATATCCTCAGAAAAATAAAAGTTGGGTGAGTCATGAACAAAAGTATGATTTTGAATGTGAAGATTATTTTCAAAAATTATATGAATTGCCTATAGACATCATTCCATTTGATTTTGAATCTATAGGTATACGAAATGACATATCAGAAGTTTATAAATCAGATTTTTTAAGATGGTATCTTTTGTCTACAGAGGGCGGACTGTGGTCTGATATGGATATTCTGTATTTTAAGCCGATGGATTCATTATCATTTAATTTTCCAGATAATTCACATTATGACACAGGCGTTTGTATTTGCAAATACGGACATTCAATCGGGTTCATGCTTGCGTCAAAGAACAATTTGTACTACAAATATGTTTGGCAAAGAGCAAAAGCTGCTTGGAACTCTGAAAATTATCAAAGCATTGGTTCGACATTATCAAACAGCTTGTTTCCTACAACAGAGACAATTCAAAGAATATTGCCGCAGCTAAATCCGATCAGCATTCCTATGGATTCTGTGTATGCTTATGACGCTTTACGGATTGGTGAAATCTATAAGACGTCTAGTATGGAAAGATATACAAAGAATTCTATTGGTTTGCATTGGTACGCAGGTCATCCTCTTGCAGGAGAGTTTTTAAAACAAACAAAGGGCGGTGTGATAGATATACCAAACAATGTTTTGGGAAAGACGCTTACTGCACTTACGACAACAAGTTTGCCCAATTACATCAATAAGCTAATAGATAAGACGGGAGCTATTCTTGATCTTGGGAGCGGAACTAAAGTATTGGCAAAAAGCTTAAATTGTAAAGTTACGACAGTTGATATTTGGCAGAAGTTTAATCCTGATCTAGTATGGGATTTGAATAACTTGCCTTTGCCTCTTGAAGACGAAAGTTTTGATATGGTGCTTCTTATTGATGTAATAGAGCATCTCGAAAAAGAAAATGGACGTGCACTTTTAAAAGAAGCAATGAGACTGACAAAAAAGTACATTCTTTTGCTCACTCCTCTGTGGTGGACCGATAATGCAGACAATATGATGCTAGAAGACTCTCCTTATTATGGAAATCCCTATGAAAGACACCAAAGTTTATGGAAGAGAGAGGACTTTGAAGGTTGGAAGGAAGTACAGGAACTAAGTTTTATAGGCAATTACTTTATTGGACTATGGGAGAAAAGCCCTAAAGAGATTACGGTGGAAGTAGAGCCGCCAAAAGTAGAAGAACAGGAGAAAGCACCAAAGATAGACTTACTTTTTGACTTATCCCATGCATGTACTTACCGGTGTATATTTTGTAGAAATAGTAAACTAGAGCAGAAATTTATATCCTTGGAACAAATAAAAAATATTGAAGAATTACTAGCTATGGCAAAAACTGTTGATATCACAGGGTACGGAGAGGTAACGGCACACCCACAATTTAGTACTTTTCTTAAATACTTTAAAAAGTTTACTATTCCTGTTCGCTTTGTTACTAATGGTTCTATGCTAACAGAGTCGTTAGTAGAACAAATAATAACTTCCTCTGTAAATGAAGTTGTGATATCCGTAAATTCGTTAAATCCGGATACGTATTTTAAAATAACAGGAAACAGAGGCAACTTATCTAAAGTACTGGCTGGAGTAGAACGCCTTATTAAAAGAAACGAGGAAGAAAAAAGCGGAATTAGAATTATCTTTTCTTTTGTAGTAACGAATTACACCTTATCAGAAATAAAAGATTTTATTGACTTTGCTAAGAATCACAATAAAGAAGCTTCTTTATTGGATTTAACTCCCACTATTAAAGACTACCAAGAAGACCTTCTTGTGTTGGATAACGTGCAAAATCGAACACATTTAGTAACAATGAAGAGATATGCCTATTCAATAGGGGCTCAAGTGGTTATCTTTAATTTGGACAAAAGACGAGCACAAAAGGAAAATACAAAACACTTGTCAGAGATAGTTACAAGATGTACTTGGCCTTTTACTCTAAGCGCTATTGGATTTGATGGTACTGTTGGAGTATGTTGCTGGAGTACTTTTTCCCCTGGAAATATATTCTCAGAAAGTTTTAAGTCTATTTGGAACGGTCCAAAGTACAATGAGTTAAGAGAGTGTATTAAAAAAGGCGATACTAAGTATTGTTTAAACTGTAGAAGAGAAGGATAACGTGAAGAACGTAGCTTTTGTTTACTTAAATAATGACAAGGTTATTAGCGTGGGAGCTGGCTACATTGCTACCATAATAAAAAATTTAAACTACAACCTTACTTTTTTTGATACTGCTTACGAATCTGTCGATACGGTTGCTTTAAAGATACTGGCTGGGTACTACGATATTGTGCTGATTTCTGCTTCTACTTTGTTTTATGAAGACATGGTAAAATTGTCTAAAACCATTAAACAATCTAACCCTATTCCTATCCTTATTGGAGGAATTCACGCTACGATAGCTAAAGAAAAAGTTTTAGAAGACTGTTCCTACATAGATTACATTTGTGTTGGAGAAGGGGAAGACTTTATTGTTGACTTTTTAACTAAATACGACACGCTTGAATTTTTAAGCATACCAAATTTAGGCTATCGAGAAGCATCTGGAACTGTTAAAATCAACCCTATTAGAAAATGTACGGACTTAGCTACTCTACCAATGATTGAGCATAAGTTATTTGACAAGCAATCAATTGTCCTAAAGTACCCTATACAAGGATTTTCTTACGTGTATGCTACGAGAGGTTGTCCATATAACTGCACATATTGTTGTAATGGTTACTTTCTTTCTTTATATGGAAAAGACTTTTTAAGAGTTAGAAAGACAGATGATGTAATAAAGGAGTTAAAATATCTCAGAGACAACTACGATACGAAATTGTTTTACTTTGGAGATGAGATGATTCTTTTTAACATTCCATATGTTACAGAGTTATTCACTAGAATTAAGGAGGAGTTAAACATTTCTTATGGATGCATGGTTAGGGTGGAAACAATAAAACCAGAGATAGTAGAATTGTTTAGAAATACTGGATGTAGGTATGTAGGTATGGGGATAGAATGTGGGGATGAGCCTTTTAGAAAGGAATTTCTTAACAGGCACATGACTAACAAACAGATTATAGAAGCATTCAAAGAGTTGCGCACTATTGACAACATCATGCTTACTTCATTTAACATGACTGGATATCCTGTTCCGTATGACGCTAGATTAACGGAAGCTACCGTTCGATTAAACAAAATCATCACTCCTAACATAATACAAACAACGGTATTTTTTCCGTTTCCAGGAACAAAGCTTTACAAGTATTGCATAGAAAATGACTTAATAGACTTAGACAAAGCAAAAAACCTACAAAATGTTTTTTCAACATCTGTGTTGAAGGATAGCTTATTTACAAAGGAGAGTGCATGCTCGAAGTCGAATTAAACCAGTTGAATGAAGAAATAAAGCTTAGTAAAATGCAGTTTTTTACTATTACTGAAGATAAAAAGATTTCTGTTTTTGGCGACAACACTAACGATTTAGACTTGCTAAGCAAATCAGGTATTTTAGATGAGATAAAAGACAAAAGAGTTTTAGACATAGGATGCAACAAAGGTCTATTTAGTTTTATAGTTAAACAACACGGTGCTAAATACGTTCGAGGCATTGACCCCTTAGAGTCTTCAATTACACTAGCCAAAGAGATAGCTAATACACTAAAGCTGGAGATAGACTTTCGATGCGAAAAATTTTCTAAGCAATTGCTATCAGAAGAGCCTTATGACATAGTGCTGTGTCTTTCTTCTTACCATTATCTGTACCAGGAGTGCCAAAATCACAGAGCTATATTTAGAATGTTATCTGTAATATGTGACGAGATGTACTGGGAAAATCCGTGGGATATGACGGATGTTACTTGTAAAAGTAAATTTGACCAATTGATGCCGGATAGAATACCAGATTACACTAGGGAAAAAATTCTAGAGGCTTTGACAAGATATTTTGATTATACGTTTATCGGTGTTCATAACAACAGAACTCGATATGCGCTTAAACTAACAAAAAAGAAGTTTATTAACGACTACACGATTTGTGAGAACTTATTTACTAGCGAACTGACAGGAAGCACTGTTCATAGAGTTGAAAAGAATGGTAAATTATATGCTTTAAAGGTGAGGACTTTTTCTTCTGATGTTGATATAGACATGTTTATTGACTCCTATAAACTGTACAAGGACTCGGGGATGGAAGATATGCCGGAAATTACAAAAACAATTCTTTCAGGAGTGAACGGTTTTAAGTACTATACTTTAATGGAATACCTAGACAATTATCGTAGCTTGGCTACTATACTTGAATTTACGCCGAATAAACTTTCCACCTTAGATAAACTGCATTTATTTATTAGAACATTACGGATAATGATTTCTTTACATGACCGAGGAGTGACTATAATAGACTTTGGTCCAGCTAACGTCATGTACAATGAAAAAACACGCGACATTAAAATACTGGACTTTGATTCGCTGATTAAATCCATAACAAACGAAGAGCTAAATGCTAGTTCACTTCTAGAGTATGAGTGCCAAGAAAAAACAAACAAGATAGCCTACGCTTACAATTTCTTAATAAAACATATTAAGTGGTTTTCAGACATTATAAAATAGAGGTGCATATGAACGAACAAGAAAAAAGAATCTACAATGAAGGCGAGCGGCTAATACCGGGAGTCTCACACAATGACAGTGAGAAGCAAAGGCATTTTGCATCGTACAGTTTCTTTAAAGATCTCATCAATGCAGATGTTCGCACTAAGAATATCTGTCCGATCATTGTTGATCTGGGTTGCGGAGTAGGATTCGGATGTAAAATTCTTTCAGAACTTAGCGGAAGCGTGATCATGGGAGTAGACAACTCTGATGAAGTAATAAAATATGCTATGGAGAATTATTTTTCTCCCAACATAGTCTACAAGACACAAGATCTTGAAGCATTCATAAAAACATCAGGACCGTATGATTATGTAGTAAGTAGAGGAGTGTTAGAGCACATTGAAAACGGATTAGAATTAGCTAAAAGAGTAAAATTCAAATATATGTTCATATTTGATGTTCCTTATGATGAAAAGGAAGGAAATCCTCATCATAAGATTCTTGGTATAAAAGAAGAAGCATTTGAGGATTTTAATTATGTGGAGATTTATTACGAAGATATAAAAGGGAACATTACTAAGGAAAAACCTAGAAAACCGAACATGATAATGTGCGTATGTAAGAAGTTTGTCCAATAAAGGAGACGTTATGAAAGTAGTGACTATATTAGGAACTCGTCCAGAAATAATTCGCTTGTCAAAGATCATGCCTAAGCTTGATCGATCATGTGAGCATATGATTGTTCATACAGGCCAGAATTATGATTACAACATGAACGATGTTTTTTTCAAAGAGCTGGGCTTAAGACAACCTGACATCTTTTTGGAAGCTAAAAGTTCTACTTTCGGAGGACAAGTTTCTATCATGTTAGAGAAGATAGAGAAAGTATTCAAAGAAGTACGACCCGATAAGGTCGTTATACTTGGTGACACGAACAGTGGATTGTGTGCAATCGTTGCAGAACGAATGAGAATTCCGGTATATCACTTGGAGGCAGGTAACAGATGCTTTGACAGAAGCGTACCAGAAGAGGTTAACCGAAAACTAATAGATTCTATTTCTACATACAATCTTCCCTACACACCGGGAAGCAGAGAGAATCTTATCAATGAAGGAGTAAGTAAGCAGCAAATTTTTACATGTGGGAATCCAATAGGAGAAGTTCTTCAAGCATACGGAGTTAATGCTTATCAAAGTCATATTCTTAATGAGTTAAGCTTAGAAGCAGGAAACTATTTCCTTGCAACATTTCATAGGGCAGAGACTGTTGACTTTGAAGATCGATTAAAACAAATCATTGACGGTCTAATAGAAGTAGAGAATAAATTCGGATACCCGATTGTGTGTAGTATTCATCCGAGAACTAGAGACAAACTTAACAAAATGAAATATACTTTAAATAAAAGTATCTTGTTCTTAGAGCCATTCGGATTTCTTGATTTTGTTAATCTTGAAAAAAATGCATTTTGTATTTTGACTGATAGCGGAACTGTTTCAGAAGAAGCATGTATCTTGGGTGTACCTTGTGTCATAATTAGAGACATTACCGAAAGACCTGAAATTCTAGAATGCGGATCGGCTATGCTTTCAGGAGTTAATTCTAAAAAAATTGCAGACTGTGTAGAGATAATGAGACATAGGGACGATTGGAAACTACCGATCGGTTATGGTGACTATGATGTCTCTGATAAAGTTGTTCAATTCATATTGGGGGGTATAATAAGGAAAGGAACGATATGAAAGATAAGATAATACTTGTTACCGGAGGCACAGGGTCATGGGGTAATGAACTCGTTAAGCAGCTGCTCGAGACAGACGTAAGTCAGATACGAATATTTTCAAGGAATGAATTTTCACAGGTTACTATGGAGAGAAAGTTTGACAACTCTAAGTTGAAATTCATTATAGGAGATGTGAGAGAGCTTGATGCGATCACTGATGCTTGCAAAGGAGTTGATGTTGTATATCATCTTTCAGCTCTTAAGCATATCCCAGTTTGTGAAAAATACCCATGGGAAGCTATCAGGACAAATATAGACGGAACAAGAAACGTCATTGAAGCGTCTATAGTAAACAATGTATCAAAAGTCATTGATGTCTCTTCAGACAAAGCAGTAGATCCTCTGAACTTATATGGAATGACTAAGGCAATCGGTGAGAAACTTATCATTCATGCCAATACGAGAACAAACAAGACGAAATTTATTTGTGTGCGTGGTGGAAATGTCTTGGGTTCTAATGGAAGTGTAGTTCCTTATTTTATCAATCAAATTAAGAAGAACAATGAAGTTCAGATAACAGACAAAAGAATGACAAGGTATTTTTTGACACTACATGATGCAATAAGTCTTCTTTTCATTGCTGCTGAAAGCGATGTTGCAGGAGGAATTTTTGTCATGAAAATGCCTGCATGCAAAATTCTTGATCTTGCATGGGTTCTTATGAAAAACTTAGGCGAGAGAGGAGGAGAGATAAAAGAGATCGGAATAAGACAAGGTGAAAAGCTTCATGAGGTGTTGGTATCAAAATATGAATCTCCATATGCGTACGAATGGAGTGAGAGCTATTATGTAATCGATCAGAACAAAAGCTTTGAGGGAAAACGAAAGAAAGTAATTTTTGAGGAATATAACTCTAGTGAAAACTTAATGGATGAAAATCAAATAGAACAGATGTTAATAAAAGGAGGATTTTTAAAATGACAAAGAAAAAGATTTTGATTGCAGGCGCTGCAGGGATGGTGGGACATATGCTCTATAATTTTCTTCGTTCAACAGAAAAGTATGAAATAGGAGCAACGACAAGGAAACCTGTTGATTTTCTAGAATCATTAGCAATCGACATAGAAGAAGATCTTTCAGCATTTGGAGAGATTGTTAAGGTGGCAGAACCTGATGTGATTATTAATTGCATTGGCCTTTTAGTGAAAGCATCTGAGTCTTGTCCCGCAGAAGCTATTTACGTAAATAGCTTTTTTCCCCATTTGCTAGAGAATATTACGGGAGGAACAAAAACAAAAATCATACATCTTTCTACAGATTGTGTTTTTGATGGGAATCAAGAAGTAGATCTTGCATATTATGAAAGTGATAGATTAACTGAGAAAAATTGGTATGGTAGGACAAAAGCAATGGGAGAGATTAATAATGATAAAGATCTTACTTTAAGAATGTCAATAATCGGTCCTGAAAAGAAAGACGGGGTCGGATTGTTTCACTGGTTTATCAGCCAGAAGGGAAAAGTTAACGGGTATGTAAATCATCACTGGAACGGGCTTACGACTCTTGAGCTTGCAAAGCAAATTGACAAGATTATTGATACGAATCTTTCAGGAATTTATCATCTTGCTTGTCCGTATAGAATTACTAAATACGATTTGCTCAACCAGATCAAAAAATCTTTTAGTAGAGACATTGAGATAGAAAAATTTGAATCTGCAGTAGTTAATAAAGTTCTCGCCAACAATAGACTAGACGAATACAATCCTCACATTCCCAGCTATGAAACACAGATTGACGAATTACGAGAATTTATTTCAAAAAAATAAAAAAAATAGTTAAACGATGTTCAGATACACGGGATCATTCGAAAATCTTCCTGTACATTCTACTGAAGTGTGATATAATTATACCAGGAAACAAAAAATAGGTGGAAAGGAGGTTAAAGATGAACGGCAAGAAACTCAACAGTCAAGAAGCTCTCAAAAAAGCCCGCCGAGTTCTTCGAGAACAAGGAATTTCTACAAAAAGAAAGTTCGTATCAATCCTCTGCAAAATCTGCAATAAAGAAATTCGAATACAAACAAGCAACAAGTTGATGTATACGGAAGAGGTTAGAAAGAATTTCGCATGTCTTTTGTGCGAATCGAAGGTGAGAAAGCAAAACAAACAAGCAGCATTAGAACAACAAAAGGAGGTCTGAGATGGCTCACAACATTAACGATGGTAGAATCTTTTACGTAGGTTCAGAAGGAAAGCCGTGGCACGGTATTGGGGTCGCACTTGACAATCCGGCTACAGCTAAGGAAGCAATTCAGGCAGCTCGGTTGGATTATGAAGTTAAAAGATCGCCGATGCCGGTAACTTTCAGAGATGATTCATTAGTAGAAATTCCTACGTATGATCGGTTTGGCGTTTATCGGTCTGACACAAAACAAAGTTTGGGAATCGTGGGAGAGAACTATAGGATTATCCAGAACGCATCGGCATTTGAGTTTTTTGATACGGTTGTAGGAGAAGGAAAAGCAATCTATCACACAGCAGGTGCTTTAGGGAAAGGCGAAAGGATCTGGATTTTAGCAAAGCTTCCTTCGAACATGGTTGTAGGTAAAAATGATACTGTTGAGAAATATCTGCTCTTAACAAACTCACACGACGGCAAATCTTCTCTTAGGATGTTCTTCACTCCTATCAGAGTAGTTTGTCAGAATACTCTCACATCATCTCTCAAGGATGCAAAAGAAGGTATTTCAATTCGACATACAGGAAACATTAAAGCAAAAGTAGAAGAGGCTCAGAGGGTTCTCGGTATTGCTTCCCTATTCTACAGTGACTTCGAGGAGATCTCAAACAGGATGGCAGAGGTCAAGCTTGACAAGAAGGGTGCCGAGGAGTTCTTTAACAAAATCCTCTTCAAAGGAAAAGAAGAAGAGGATGTCTCTACAAGATCACAGAATCAGAGAGATGAGCTTTTAGCATTATTTGAAAACGGTATGGGCAATGATATTCCTGACATTAAGCATTCAGTTTGGACTGCTTATAATGCCGTAACGGAATATGCAGATCACCGCAAGACAATTAGGAATGTAGATCACGATCCTTCTTTGAGGCTTAACAGTATCTGGTTTGGTACAGGACGCGACTTAAAGAATCGGGCGTATACAACGGCGTTGGAGTTTGCAGGCGTAAACAGAGGGTAGTATATTAAGGAAGGCGGGGTAGGTGCAATTGTGGCCTACTCCAAAAAAAGGAGGTTAGAGATGAAAGCATTAATCCCACCATCAATGTGCAGGACATGCAAAAGTAGCAAGAATTATCCCAAGTATTCTTGCAAGACATGTCTCTACAGTTTTACTTCAAATTACAAGCAAGCAAGGGAATACGATTACAAATATATTAACCGGAAACGGAGACGTGATCGTATTGACGAGTCGGTGACTGAGCTTCGTACAATATATTCTCGGATTAAAGAGAAATATTTTGGAGGTAATTATGTACCTCATCCTGACTTGGTTTCATTTTCGTGGAAGAAGGGGAGGCTCACACACGGAGGTACTTGCTATAAACAAATCAAGCGGATAAAAATAGGGAAGATATACAGTTATGCATTCGAGTTGAAGACAAGAGATCCAGAACGGGGAATAAACTGGTGCACAGATAATTTCAATGAAGAGTCGAGGAAGGGTCTGATTATGCTGATGATTCATGAAATGATTCACTTGAGATTGCCTCATCACAGGAAAAGTTTCAAGCAGAAGGAGAAGGAGATCTGCGGATTGGTTCGTGATGAGCATATGTTAGACTTGTACGATGGATTAATCAGGTCGAATCATGTTGGCGAAGCACCCTCGAAACAGGGCGTTACATCTGTACCGCAGGAAGGACAAGGCAATGGGTGATAATAATATAATATACAGTAAGTTAAGAATATTAGCCCATGCAATCCCATATACAGGTGATTGGTTGACGCCTTATTTATTGCATCAAGGCAATGTTGTCATGCTGCCTCCAAAGCAAATGATTGAGATTACAAAAGACAATTATCATGAAGTTGTTGATAAGCTTGCAGACATTCAGATAGGATTTGCTGATAGTAGGCCGGATCCGCTCATAAGTCTTTTTGCGATGGCAATATCTCCTCCATATTACATTGAGTTCTTGAATTTTATCAAGGACGATATTACGAATAAAGAGATCAGCGAATTGATGTCTTGGATATGGACACATACTGAGTTTCCTAATACGTATGATTCAAGACGACTTATCAGATTGTTTAATAGGGTAATCAAAGAAGACATGATGACGACTGAGGAAATCGAAAAATACAGATCACTTCCTGATGAGGTAGAAGTCTATAGAGGATTGCAGTCGGAAAAAGCAAAGGTTAAAGCATTGAGCTGGACTTTGTCTGAAGAGAAGGCACGATGGTTTGAAAGTAGGTGGAAAAAACATGCAGGAGTTTACAAGGCAAAAATTAGTAAGCATCACATATTTGCTTACTTTAGCGGCAGGAGTGAAGAGGAGATTGTTCTCGATCCGAGAAAACTAAAGGAGGTGCAACATGCGTAAAGGATTCAATAAGATAACATTTGCGGCTTTTCTTTTCTATGTGACGGGTCCGTTTTTTGTATGCATATTGGGACCGTTCGTGATTTTACTTTTGCCGGTTCCGATCATACTTGCAATTTGGGGAGGCATTGAGTTCATTGTATCTTGGATAGAAGGAAAGGAGTAATCGAATGGCTGATTTTTGCAAGCAATGTTCAAAAAAACTTTTGGGAATGGATACAAATGATTTGACAGGTTTGTCTACTGCAGAAGACACTCAAAAGGGTTTGTTTCCGGTTGTACTTTGTGAAGGTTGCGGTGCAATACAGGTCGATCATTTGGGAGAATGTCAGGGAGGATGCATGAGAAAACACGAAAGGAGAGACAATGGAGATCCAATTAACAAATCCCAGTAGCTCTTGGTTCATTTCTGATACTCATTTTCATCATGAAAATGCTATCAAGTATTGTAACAGGCCGTTTGATAATGTTCAAGAGATGGATGAAGCATTAATTAAGAACTGGAACAAACGAGTGGCTAAAGGTGATGTAGTATATCATTTAGGAGACTTTGGATTCGGAAGATGCTTAGATGTTCTAGATCGGTTAAATGGGATAATAATATTAATTGAAGGTAGTCATGACAGCCATATCATGAGAGAATGTGAAGGCAGGTTTTTTCAAATAAATAAGATGAGGACGATAACAATATTGAAGCAAGAGATCACATTATGTCATTATGCAATGCGGAGGTGGCCGAAATCGCATTATGGTTCATGGCACCTTTACGGGCACTCGCATGGGAAATTGCCGCCATATGGTAAATCGTTCGATGTGGGTGTTGATTGCAATGGATTTTCACCCATATCCTTTTTTGAAATTCAGACAAAGATGGACCTATTAAAAAATCAAGGTGAGGAGGCGGTAATATGAATAAAGATATTATGAACGCAATGGGATTCGGTGACCAGGTCAAGAAGGTCGAGCATGGGTTTTGTCCGTTTTGCTCAAAACCAGTTTCAAAAGATGAGTTTAGGGATGAACTGAGCAAAAGAGAGTACAAGATCAGCGGTTTGTGTCAGGCCTGCCAAGACGAAACATTCAAGCAAAAATAAAAAAAAATAATTGTATCAAAATTGCAAAAACCTTTTATAATATCTAAAGGTTTTACAACGGAGGTTCGAGATGGGTTTTTGCAATGCAATAAATCAAGTAAGTTCCGCATCAAATTTGCTTCTCGTATATTGCCAATCTGAAATAAAATCAAATAAACAGCTCACTAACGAAAGGACTCTCTATGTCGAATAATAGACCGAGACAAAAACAAGTCGATGTAAGACAAGCTACTGCAGAGCCGCAACAAAAGCAGAGAAAGGAGAAAGACTTTTCATTTGATGATATTCAGAGAGAGAAGAGCAGAAGATCAGGTGCAAGAAGCTCAAGCAAATATTAAATGAGAGATGTGTAAAGGAGGTAAGTGATGTCGAGAGAGATAGGTAAGTCTTACAACGAATTAGCAGTAAAATATTATTCATCAAGAAGCATAAAAGAAAAGAAAGAAATAAAGAACAAGTTAATAAAGTTAGCAGATACAACCCTCAAGAGATCTCTCACCTATATTGTAGACCAAAATACGCTGTATATCCTAAAAAATAAAATGAGCATATATGAAGATGATTTGAGACAGGAATGTCTTATCATATTGCTTAACACTCTGGATTCTTATGAGGAAGACAGAGGCAAGTCGTTCTATAACTATTTTTATTTCAATGTAAAGAGACGGGCAAACCAATTGCTTAGGCAAAGCAATGCCAAGAAGAGATCTATGCATGTTAGGTTAGACGAGCTTTACGGACAGTCAGATGATGATGAAGCTTCTTTTACACTCGATATTGTTTTTACTCCTGAGGGGCCTGAATACAAAGATGAGGTTAATGTTTCTATTCAATCACCAAGAGAGAACGTAAATACGAATATTATGAAGGAATTCGTATTGAAGAATAGCGTAGGCTTCGAGAAAGAGGTTATGAACGATGTCTTATATTCGAATACTGAATGCATTAGCCTGTCGAGTCTCGCTCGAAGGCATCATGTATCTGTCCCAACTATCTCGAATACGATCAATAAGGTTAAAGGGAAAGTAAGGTCTCGTGCATCTAGCTATGATCTTTTTTAAAAAATAAATTTAAAGATTGTCGATATTCGAAATACAATATAACTGTGGACGATAAAAATGAGCAAATTCACTCTATTTGTTTCACAAGGGAAGAAATTCACATACCCGATTCTATTTTAGTAAGCTGCAAGTATTGTAATGAAGAGGTTTGGTTAGAGCTGGGTGAAGTTGATAAAGTTCCTTCGTGTATTTCTTGTGCTACAGCTCTTATCGTAAGCAACAAAATAAGAATTTCGACTCAATTCAAAAAACATGATCTTAAAAAATTGTTTCAGTTTCTTTTGGAGAAGAGAAGAGAGGAGGTAGAGCACGAGATGTCAAAACAGTATGCTAAAGAGATAAGGGAAGTCATTGAGGACGGAAAGAAGCTTGTTGCTGTTGAATTTCAAGATGGAACATTCTGGATCCCTAAAGCAAAAGATCTTGCGATAATAATCAGCATGATCGGCAAAAATGAAGATGATAGGTATCCTATGGGAATGGGTCATCTATTAATCAAGAATTTTATAAATGATAGTTTCGGCAAGACGCCTGAAGAGATCGTTGAGCTTTACAATATGAAATATTCGAAAGGAGCTTGATTTGAAAGAGATTAATAAGGAAGAGATCGCAAGAAGCGTTTCAAGCTTGGTGAATGAAATTCTTACTTACATGAGCAAAGACAAAGAAGATTTCGAAAAGTATATGGACATAGTCGTCAAGGAATCTGATAGTATTTTCGATATTATATCTAGCTATCAAGAGAGGTTTACGAGGGACGAAGTTAATTCGATGGACTTTTATTACAAAGCTTTAGATCAGCTAACAGGATGTCACATGTATCTTTCTCCTATATTCTCAGCTGCAAAAACTATAATCGAAAAGCAACACGACAAATTTTGTCATTTAGTTAAAGTAGAATGTGCTAGTAAGGGTGAGAAATATGTATCTGCTTCTACAGAAAAAGAAGCAGATTATCATATATCTGACATGAGGATAAGATTTTCTCGTTTTGAAGGATTTTTGACTTCTTGTTTGCAAGGGATTCAGACGTGCAGATGTAGGATTAAATCTGTTGAAGAAGAAAGGGATCTAGCTAAATAGTGGACAAGATTTCAGAAAAAACATCAATTACTGATGTCATTGCATTCATTGCTGAAGAAAACCCAGGTGCTATTACTGTTTTAGCTAGTATCTACAAAAAAGATGCTCTTGTAGGACTGGGATGCTTCATAAGACTGATTACAGAAGAAATTCACGGAAGTGATGTCTGGATCGGTTACAAAGATGTTTGCAAATATGATCTCGATATGTTCATTAGCTTATTGGGCAAAGGTGAATTGAAACAATCAATAGAGGGGACAAAGAAATGAGATGTTTAGTTACGGGCGGATGTGGTTTCATAGGTCACGAGCTTGTAGAGCATATTTTAAAAAACACTGATTGGGATATTGTTGTTTTAGATAAAATGAATTATGCTTCAAGCGGTTTTGATCGTCTTAGAGACATACAATGCTTTAATATTGATCGAGTTCTTATTATCGGAGCTGATTTTGCTAAACCGCTATCAGAAGGAGTTATGCAAGAAATAGGCGATGTAGATTATATTGTGCATATGGGAGCAGAAACTCATGTAGATCACTCTATTGAGAACGCTGAACCTTTTGTGACAAGCAATGTTCTGGGAACAATGTATATGCTTGAATTTGCTCGTAAGCAGAAAAATCTTAAGCTGTTTGTTCAATTCAGTACAGATGAAGTTTACGGACCTGCTCCTGAGGGAGTTAATTTTAAAGAAACAGACGCTTATAACAGCACTAATCCGTATTCAGCTACAAAAGCTGGTGCGGAACAGTTAGCATTAGCTTATGCGAATACTTACAAGGTTCCTGTTATCGTTACGAATACAATGAATGCATACGGTCCGAGATGTTCTCCCGTAAAGTTCATTCCTTCTACAATGCGTAAGGTGTGGCTTGGCGAAGAAGTAATTATTCATGCAAATAAGAATCTTACTAAAGCAGGATCTCGGTTTTACATTCATTCTAGAAACATATCAGCTGCAGTATTGTTTCTTCTTGATAAAGGAAAGTTCAGAGAAAAATACAATATTGTTGGTGAAATAGAAAAGGATAATTTAGAAATTGCACAGACTATTGCTGACATTATGGGCAAACCGCTAAAATATCGCTTAGTGGATTTTCATAGTGCTAGACCTGGACACGATTTGCGATACGGTTTAGATGGGAAAAAGCTTAAGAGTATGAGATTTGAATTTCCAAAAACATTTGAAGAGTCTTTTCGAGATAATGTATTGTGGCATTTCAGAAAAGAAAACATGAGATGGATTGGATTATAAGGAGACGACATGGAATGTAGAAGTTGTGGAATTGAAGCTGAAAAAGGCAGATTATTATCGCAGATAGTTGCGAAATACAAGATTCCGTTTTCATGTAAAGATTGCGGAGCACTTGATTTCAAATATCAAGCAATAAGAGACATTGTGTTTATCTGGCCAGATCCTCCCACAGAGAAGATGGGTTCGATTTATGTTCCTGACAAATGGCAAAAGCATGATGAATACGGTGTAGTGATAAGCGTAGGAAACGGGACATTAAATAAGAGCAAAAAGTATTTTGTTGCTACACAAATAAAAGTGGGGGATTATGTCTTGTATGACAAAGACATTCCGCAACAATGGAGTTTAGATGTCATTGGTTTTGACGGAAAATTTCATACGGTAAAATTCATGGGTGAACAAGACGTGAAAGCGGTGATGACAAACGATGAAAATACTCTATAAAGTTTCATACACTAAAGATGATGGCAGCATTCTCAATAAGCTGAAGATAACAGATACTAAAAATATCGGTATCATTATAGAAGAAATACTGGGTGAGACAGGTGACGAAGCTATTGTCTTATTCATAACAGATAGAATCTTAAGTATCGATTTGAGCAAAAGGATCAATGACAAGCAAAAGAAGAGACGCAAATAAGATTGATTTTATAGAAAAACATAAGAATTTCGTTATGAAAGTATTTGACGAAGCAGAGACTCTTATTAGAGAAGGTGAAGAAGTAAGAAAATCAGAAAATGTATGTAAGCTTATAAGTTTAGCTAGAATAGAGTTGAAATATTCACCCAAAACATATTCTAATGACATATTTTTCGGACTTTTAAGAACTTATAAGAGAAGTCTTACAAGATAGAGAGTAAACAGAAACCGAGTAACAAAAAGGAGGAAACGAGATGGACGAGAGAGTAACAGCATTATCGGATACCTTGAGAAATTCTGCTGAAAAGATAATGAATAAAGCAGAAGTAAAAGAGTATCTAGGGAGCAATAAGATTATTCTTATTGCTGATGTAAGCTGTGTCAAATCAAAAGTAGTAGAGCCGGTTACAAGGACGAAGAAGCCGACTCAGATGACTAAAGAAGAGACGCAGTCTGTCAAGGACGTCAAGAAGCAGCTGAAGGGAAATCTTGATGTAATGAATCTTGTTACTTTAATCGTTAGAGTCAGGGAAGAGCTGAGACGAATTAAAGTAAAAGATTTAGACCCGGAGAAGTTGGCTGCATTGAAGAGTGTTGTTCGAGAAGTCGATTTGGAGATCAGAGAGAAATTGCTGGGGGTGATCAGATGAAGAAACGTGCAGAGCACACCGGCAAAATGAAAGAGCTCTATGAAATTCTCAATCGAGGAGGCGTCTCATCATCAGATGATTTGTCTGATGAATTGGGTATAGACAAGTCAAAGGTTAGACTTCTAATATCATCATTGAGAGATAGATTCAGATCAAATGATGAGAGTGTTGAATTGTGGATCTATACTACAAAAGGCGGATACACTGTTGACGAAAAGCCTGAGCATGTCATGTACGAAAGCCGGTTGAGATTGCAGCTCGGAATAGGCGCAATTGTTAACGGAGCTCATGTATTCAAGAGAGCTAAAATGATAGCATCATCTAATTACAGCAGTATGATGCTGGAGTTTAAACCAAAAGCTCTTATCATGGGAAGTCTTATTAAGTAATTGAGAGGTTAACTAAAAGGAGGTTTGAGATGGCAAGGCACAAAAAGAGTATTGCTAGAGGCGGTCCTTTATCGCCAGAAGAGAAGAAGTGGTCGTTAGAAGCAATAAAGAAGCTCGATGGAAAAATAACCTTGAAAAGAGTAACAGAGGCAGGGTTTCTTGAAGAGCACAATAAGAAATTTGACAGAAAACTTAATGCAGCTTCGTCTCTTTATACGAGGTTTAAGATATTGTCAGGAGGCGGTCATTACTCATCTAAAAAGAAGCCTGAATATATCTTTGAAAATAGCAGCTATCTCGTGTATATCAAAGGATTCGGGACTTCAGGATTCGAAAGTGAAGATGAGGTTAAAGCATTTCTTGAGCAGAGTAAGATTATAGGAAATGTAATTGTGTTCAAGAAAGTGAATGTAGAGATCAAGTACGATATTAAAATCGGATAGGAGGTAGAAATGGCAGGAGAATGGACAGGTGAATCTCTGATTAGAAATTCTATGGGAACAGTTAGTGCTACAAACAGTGCTGTATTTACCGTGGGTGAAGGAGCTTACTCTACGATGTATACGTGGGAAGCTGAAACACCTCATGTAGAGGTAGAAGGAGGCATTAAGAGGAATTCACGAGGGATACATCCGAGGCTATATTTCAAATATCTGAAGAGCAAATTGACAATGCTTGAGCAGAGAACATTTAAAGCTCGGATGGAAAAACTTGAGAAGATGGTAGATGAATTTACATCAACAGGACAAGAAGCTATGTCTGATGCATGTGTTAGACAATTCTTAGTTCTTTCTCGAGAAGCGGCTATCTATGCTTGTGGCTTTAAGAAGTTCATTACTGAAGAGCATGTTAAGAAATACAAGCATGATATTCGCGATTGCAATCTTCAGATTACACCGTTGAAGAACTTTTCTAGAGTTCTTCCTAAGAATGTTTCTGATATTGCAAAGAAGTGCATCGATAAGAAGTTGTTTGATGACTATGTTGTTTTTCATCTTGATAATAAAGGTAAAATTGAAACCGAAAAAGAACGGATTGAACGCAAGAGAGATCCGATCCTCTTCGGAAAGCTTGAGCACAGTGAAAAACTCTATCTAATTATTGACTGGGAAGATGAACTTTGTGATTTAAGGTTTAGTGATATTATTGAAAAGTTAGCTTTTACTGGGGAAGATATTTCACTTCCTAAGAATCCTGAGTTCATGGTTAAAAAAGATGAAGAAAAAAAGAAATAAATGAAGTTGAATTTGGGTTGCGGCGGCATGATAATGCCCGGCTGGGTGAACTGTGATGCATATGATAAAAAAGCCGATGTCATGTGCGATGTGAGATCTCTTCCTTTTGAAGACAATTCCATTGAACAAATATACGCTAGCCATATAATCGAGCATTTTGATTTTAAAGAAGCTTTTGCTGTTCTTGCTGAGTGGAAAAGAGTTCTTATAGAGGGAGGATGCTTAGCAGTTGAAACTCCTGATCTATTAGGGACATGCAAAGCATTTGTAGAAGCATCTGAAGAAAGACGGATTGATCTATATGGCAATTTATTTGCAACTCCCTGGATCGAAGGACAGGTTCACAAATTTCTGTATACCGAGACACAACTGAGATGGACTTTAGACAAAGTAGGATTTAAAAATATAATTAGAGTTCCTGCATTGAGGTATATCGGAAACGAAAATATAAATTTAAGAATGGAAAGCATAAAATGAACTCAAACGTTACTGCTATAGTTAGTACAAAAGACAGATATTTCACTTCTTTACCCAACTTGCTTGTTTCAATAGCAATGCAAACGGTAAAACCAGAGAGACTTATAATTTACGATGATGGAGAACAACGTGATTTGAGATCAGAATCTTTATATCAAAATATATTTTTAATGCTTCAACAAAAAGGAATCGCATGGGAAGTAGCATTCGGTAAGAGATTGGGACAAGTTTCAAATCATCAATCTTCTATCAAAGATGCTAAGACTGATTGGATTTGGAGGCTTGATGATGATAATTTTCCTGAGCCAGAATGTTTAGAAAACTTACTTAAAAGTGCTACTGACGGAGTTGGAGCAGTAGGAGGTTTGGTTCTAGATCCTAAACTCAACCAGATGAACAATTCTTTAGCATCAAATAAGATTGAAGACATCTTTTTGGGGTTGAATATTCAATGGTTCAAATGGGAAGGAATCAAGGAAGTAGATCATTTATACTCTACATTCATATTCAGGAAGGAAGCAGCTAAGCACGGTTATTGTATGGAGCTTTCAAGAGTTGGACATAGAGAAGAGACGATGTTTACTTATGAAATGAAGAGAGCTGGCTGGAAGCTTTTAGTGAACTCTTCTGCACTTACTTGGCATATGAGAGATCAGCAGGGAGGGATTCGATCAGGAAATAGTGCTGATATGTGGAAGCACGATGAAGATATATTTTTAAGAAAATTAAATGAATGGGACGTACACCCCAAGATCGTGAAGCTTGTAGTATTGGATAGCGGTTTGGGAGATCACATCGTATTCAAGAAGACGCTTCCTGAATTGAAAACAAAGCATAAAAATATAGTATTAGCTGTGTGCTATCCTCAAGTGTTTAAAGAAGACACAGATGTAGTTTTGATCAGTATTGCTGAAGCAAAACAGATTACCAATATTGATCAGTTCAATATCTACAAATGGATGGATCAGAGACAATGGAAGCAAAGTCTTGAACAGGCATACAGGGAGGCTTTCATATAATGGAAGTATTGAATATCATATGGGGCGGCTTGAGAGAAGGAACACCGAAGAATTGGACTCCGAAGTTTAGATGGGGGGGCTATCAGTTCAATTTTGAATACTGGGTAAGGAAACATAAAGAGATGTTTGAGTTGAAGAATGATGAGCGAAATGTCTATTGCATTATTGTTGATCCGGGAAGACACGATATGAAAGCTATAAAAGAGCATCTTAAAAAGCTACAATAAGGAGTGAGATGTATTTAATAAAAGTTCAAAATAAAGACGGTGAGAATAAAGTCTCCATCAATGCTGATAGTAATCGCTCTTTAATAAACGTTATTGATTTTATCGATAAGCATGATGAGATAGAATTGATCTCTGTAGAGAGATGCTTGATGTATTCAGGCATTGAAGGAATTAAAGACGCTTTCGGCATAAAATAAAATTTAAGACTTCTAGTTTTCGAAATACAATATCATTAGGACCTAATTTGTAACACTTTATAGAAAGTCTTAATTTTGAAAATAGCAAATCTGGATGAAATCAAGTCTCAACTTCGGCCTTTTCTATCTGAGTATCTAAAGATTCACGGAATAGATACCTCTCTGAGCAAACACTTCAAGTGTCCCAATTACAAAGCTCATAAGAACAATGATGAGACTCCTGCTGCAGGCTTCTTTCCTGATGACGAGCATTACAACTGCTTTGTGTGTAGTTCTGCCGGTGATATTTTTACTGCATCTTATCACTTAGAAGAAAAACCTCTCAAAGGCGCTGAATTCATTACTGAAAATCTTCTGTATCTTGCTAAGAAATTCAAAGTTCATTATGAGATCATAGAAGAAACTGAGGATGAGAAGAAGAACAAATATCTCTATAGAGTTATAGAATTAGTTGCTAAAGTATCACATCTTTATTTTACTCAGAAATCAGGAGCTAAGATAAAGAAATACGTCGAAGACAGAGGCTGGGGAAGTATCACGAAGTCATTCTATATTGGTCATATTGGCTCTAATGAGCTTTACAGATTGATGCTAAAGAATGGGATTAACGAAGAGACACTAAAAGAAGTCGGAATAAATATTATCAAAAATGAAGATGGGACAGTTTATATTCCGATTATAGAGAACAGAATTCTCATACCCTACAGGAACTATTTCGGGAAAATATCTTCTATTATAGGAAGAGGAATTTCAGATGATGTTAAGCCGAAATACATGTTTACTCCGAACACAGCTATCCATAACAGATCTAAAGAGCTCTTCAATTTGAATGAAGCAAAAAAATATTCAAAAGAAATTTATATCGTTGAATCTAATGCTAGTGTTTTAAGCATGTACGCAAGTGAGATTAAGAATGTGGTTGCACTTTCAGGAAAAGACATGAATCCTGAACAATACGATTTACTTGTTCGTATGGGAATCGAGAAGATCATTCTCTGTCTTGACAATGATGATGTAGGCATTGCTGCTATGGAGAAGATCGTATATGATTATAAAGACAAAAGTGATTTTTCTACATACATCAAAGAGCTTCCAAGAATAGATGAAGTTGAAGACAAGAACTTAAAAGATCCTGATGATTTCATAAAGAAATACGGAGTTGAAAAATTCATTAACATTCCGGAGTTGAGTGCTTTTGATTGGTTCCTCAATAAATTTGCTAATGATAATGAAGATGATGCAAGCAAAGAAATTATCATGTCTTTGATTTTATCAGAAAAGAACTTTTTAAAAAGAGAGAGACTAGTAAAGAGATTCTCTGAGAAAGCTAAGTTCACACAAAAGACTATTTTATTAGAGATAGAGCAATATTCTTCAAAGAAAGATCTTATTACAAGTGTTAGAGAAGTCATAGAAGCTAAAGAATCATTAATAAATGACATTGATGACTTTGAAGAAGTAGTATGGAGTAGAAAAGATGAGCTGTTAGGATTTGATACAGGTTGGCCCATGTTTAACAAATTTTTTGATGGTCTTCAAGAGGGATTTCTTATACTGGGAGGAAGGACAAATATAGGTAAATCTGCTCTTATGCTCTCTTTGGTTATGAATCTTTTAAAGAAAAATCAGAGCAAGATCTATATTCTATATTTTTCAATTGATGATAGCATTCGGAAATGTGTAGGAAGACTTTTTGCTATGGAGAGCAGGGTCCCTATAAACTGGATAAAGAACCCTAAGTATAAGATTAAACTGAATCCAGCTTTTACAGAAGAAGAAAAGGACATCTTGTTCGCTAAAAGAGACAAAGCAGTAAGCTATGTGAAATCACTATCAAATTCATTTGCTTTCAAAAGCATAAAGGTTGTTGAAGAAATGGAGAAGTTGATTAAGACATATTACAGCATAGCAGAGAGCGAGAGTAAAAAGCTTGTTGTTTTTGTTGATAAGATACATAACGTCTCATCATATAAAACATATGAAAAGAGAAGTCTTACTGATTATGTAAGCGTATGTCTCAAGGGATTGTCAAATGCATACAGTTTGCCTATTATAGGAAGCTTTGAAGTTACAAAATCATCTATCATGGGAAGACCCACAGAAGAGCACATCAAGGAAACACAGAAGCTAGAAGATGACAGTGATGCTACTATACTTCTTTATAGTGAATCAAAAATAAAAACTGATACGATGTTTACTTTTACAGATGCAGACAAGCAGCTTCCCATAGTAGAGATGATAGTTCCTAAGAACAAGCTTAGCGATATCGCAGGGTACGATTGTAAGATTTTTTATAGATTTTATCCTCATTTTGGGATAATGGAAGAATGTGGCGAAGAAGAACAAAAATACTATGCCTCTCTCTAAAAGAATAAACAAAGATCAATATTTCATGGGAATGGCAAAAATTGCATCTCTCAGATCTACTTGTCTTAGAAGAGCTGTAGGATGTGTTCTTGTAAAGAGTGATAGAATCATTGCTACTGGATTCAATGGGACTCCTATAGGGTTAGAGCATTGCGAAGTTAGAGGATGTCTTAGAGACATATTGAAAGTAAAATCAGGTGAAAGACATGAGATTTGCAGAGGATTACATGCTGAAGAGAACGCTATTATACAGTGTGCTCTTTACGGACCGTCTACTCAAGGCAGCATCTTGTATTGTACGACTCGACCTTGTTCAATATGTGCAAAGAATCTAATAAATGCTAAGATTTCAGAAATAGTCTATATAGATTATTATCCTGATGAGCTTGCAGAAGAAATCATAAAAGAAAGTAAAATAGCAATAAGGAGAATGCAGTGGGAAAAACTTGTTCTAGAATGATTTTGGGAGGTGGGATTTCTGGCTTGATTGCACTTCATTACATAAAGGACTCTGTTCTTTTTGAAGCAAGTAATGACATAGCAAAAGATTTCTTAGATAATGTGTTTCCAAAGTTTATACACTACAATGCTAAAACTGAATCTTTATTCGAAGAGCTTGATCTTAAAGTAAAAATCAAGAAGTTCAGAGTAGGTATTTATGAGAACGGAATGATATATGACTTTTTTGATGATACGTTTAAGAAAGAGAAGAGGATAGAAGTTTACAATAAATATTGCATGAAAAAGTACGGAAAAATTGTTGAAGATAAAATGAACGGGTACCTATCAGGGAACTTTGAGAGAGACTACATCGAAAATAAATTTGAACTAGTAGATGCTATTAAGAATAAATACTCCGACAGGATTGTGTTTAATCATCGAGTTGACAAGATAGATCTTGAGAGCAAAACTGTATATTTCAATAACGATTTATTCTCAGATAGTTTTGACGTAAAGTATGATAAGCTGATCTCTACTCTTCCTGTTGACATATTCTCTAGGGTTTCAAGATCTAAATTTACATATAATTTTGTAGAACTTAAGATGGCTACAGTCTTTGTGGGTGAAAATAGCAAACTGAAGTATCTTGATTCTTGGGATTTTATTTATGTTACTGACGGCCAGTATCCTTTTCATAGGATTATCATCAATAAAGCTAATAACTGTCTTATCTTTGAATTTAGCGATATGATTAAAGACATTTCTGAATGTGTCAATTTTGCTAAATATTTCTATACTGAAGTCGGAGCGTATTCATTCAGAGATTTCAAATTTGCTGTCTTGAAAGACAACAAGACAGAAATATACATACCAGATGTCTATTTCATTGGCAGATTTTCAACAGGAAATTACGCAGTAAAGATACAGGAGGTGATTGATGGAGCAAAGAGTATTTCGAAATCAATCTAAAAAGATTAATGATAAAGATCTTATAGATTTGTATGTTAATAAGAGATTTTCTATCACTAAACTTTCGGATATTTCAGGTAATTGCGGAATAACAGTAAGAAGAAGATTGATTAGTCTAGGCGTCAAGATCAGAAAAGCACATGAGCAAAATATGGGCAATAAGCATAAGAATCATAAGAGATGGAAAAAGATGATAACTTTAGTTTGTAAGAATTGTAAAAGAGATTTTGAAAAGCCGAAAGCTATGACGGGCAAGAATTGTCCAGTATTCTGCTGTCACAAATGCTATATTGAGTATTTAAGATCTTTTGTTGTATTTAAAAAAGCAATGTGTAAGAGATGTGGTGTTGAGTTCGAGTATAAGATTACAAATAGAGGGAAATCAACACGGGCAATTAGAGATAGAATATACTGCTCTCATAATTGTCAATCAAAAAATTCACACTGGGTCAAGCCTTGTTTTTATAAAGATAAGATGTATAGAAGTTCATGGGAAGTCGAATTCGTAAAGTTTTTAGAATCATATCGTCTCGAGTTTGAATATGAGCCTAAAACATTTGAATTAGGGAATGGAATGACTTATCGACCTGACTTCTATATAAAAAATTATGATTGTTGGGTTGAAATTAAAGGAAAATATTCTAAAGACGCAGAAAATAAAATAAAAATTTTTAAAGAAAAAGTCAACAAAGAACTATACGTAATAAACGGAGGAACTCTTTTTCATTTCTTTTGGTGGATACAAGAAGTTTTCAATAGGCATTTTTTTAACAACGAATGTACAGATCTAGAAACAAAACAAAATCTTACTAAGGAGTATGTTGTTCATCTTATGGCAGAGGTTACTGAAATTTTAAATACAGTAAACTGGAAAATGCATCAAGATAAAAAATCAAATGATGTAATTAAATCACAAATGATGAGCGAGTTATCGGATGTTTTTAAATACACTGTGGGATTAGCTCAAATCTGGGGATATAGTTCTGATGATATATTGCAAGGATTGATAAGAAAGTCGAAAATGGTTGAACTTAAATATTGCTATGGTAGAGAGCTCGGACGTCTAAAGGATAAAAAGGTTATAGCATGCGATATAGATGGAGTTCTTAATGATTATCCGAACAATTTTATGAGATTTATAAATAAAAAAATCGGAAAGAGTTTCAATGATTATAGGATTGCAAAAAAACAACTAGAACCTAAGTTGCTTATCGATTTGAAGACAGAGTTTAGAGAAACAGGTGAAGAAGCTTTGGGTGATGTCAATCAAGATTCTAGATTTTTCTTGAAACAGATGAAGAAGACTGGACGACACATTATTCTTCTTACTGCTAGACCTAAAGACATTCATCCTGACTTGTTTTATAGAACATGGGATTGGCTTTACGTCAATAATTTTTGTTATGATTCAATATATTTTAGTAAATATAAGCATCTTGAAATAATTAAAAAAGTTCCTAATTTAGAATTTATGATAGAAGATAATCTTGAATATGCTAATCAGATTAGTGCGAGAGGATTTAAAGTTTTCCTTATTAATAATATCTATAATCAAGGGCAAGTGAACGAAAACATAATCAGAGTGGATTCTCTAAAAGAAATTGTAGATAAGATCTAATGGAAGGTGAATTTTCAGAATTAGTAAGACTAAACGAACACGATCTTCATTACGGAAGATGCAGGATTAAAGGATGTCAGAGATTTATACACAGTTTTCATCACAGGTTAAAGAACACGGAGACGAACAGAAAGCTGTTTCCTCTCTTTATAGATAGCCCTATGAATTGTGCAGGTCTATGTGAACAACATCATGTTCGTCATGCAAGTGTAGAATCATTGGACATTACTGAAGAGGAGGCTAAAAACTATGAAGAATTTTTAGAAAGTCTCAAAAATAGTATTTAAGAAATAAGAGTTTCGAAATATAATACTAATAGGAACACTAATCAAGGAGGGAAATGATGGCTAAGAAGACTTATATTTCAGTTGTGACGGATCTGATCAAACAAGGAAAGTCTGAAAAAGACATGTGTGATATTTTGAAACAAGAGTTTCCTGAAAAGACAGACAAAGTTCTCAGGGGTAGACTTAAGCCGGCAATAAAGTACATTACGTCAAAAGTGCCGAAACAAAAAGCTGATGGCATTCCGGTAGTAGAATAATAGAACTTATTATAGAGGTCGTAAATCAAACAAGAAACGACAAGAGATTATGAGGAGTACGTAAGGGAATGAACATCTCGGTTGAAAGCATAAGGCAACACATAATCAGAGAAGGCGAGTCAACACGTAGGGATCGAGGTTACACAAGAGAGATTCTATCATTTTCTACAACGCTTTATCCTGATGATTTTATAAAGTGCAATAAGATCGATTTGAACCTTTACTGGAAGATGATTCAGAGACAAGTTCCTATTTTCAGAAAAGAATTAGAAAACAATAAATTCTCTAGACGCTTGTTCTTTCAGTTCAATCGGTTTGAAAAAGATCCTGGGTTTAAAGATTTCTTTCTCTGTATTGAGAGCTTTGGAATATTTTTTGTCAGTTCAAATCAGTATGATTTGATTATCAACTTCAGAAGCTCTGACATCGATCGATTAGAGAACGACATCACAATCATCAAGATGATAGTTAAGAGATTGATTAAAGAATTCTTTGTGACATCTTATAAGAGAAATTTTAACGAAAGTTTAAGGCAAGCTGAAATGAGGAAGATAAAGATCCATTGTTTCAGCGCACACGTCTATGAAGAACGGATACAGAGTAGTCTTATTTGAAGGCGGAGATGCTGCAGGAAAAACAACTCTGAAAAGAGCTTTTGATAAGAAAGTGAATTATTATCATCAGTGTTGTGATCGTTTTCTTGTATCATCTCTTGTCTACAATAAAGTTTATGAAAGGCATCAAGAGATTGAGGATGCAATTTGGGACGATTTGTTCAATTTCATAGAGACTTTTGATGCTCTTATCGTCTTTGTTTTGACCGATCCTGAGATAGCTTGGCAAAGGGTTGTCATCAGAGGAGACGAGATGACAAAATCAAAAGAAGAAGCTATTGCTCTTTATAAGGGATATAACAGTCTTTATGAAAAGCTTAGGACAATAGGATATTCAAAGTATGTTATGGAAGTGAACGGCAACGATCCTGTTGAGCAATCAATTGAAAAAATATTAAACAGATTGGGTGATCAAGATCGGCTTCGCTAAGAGTTTAGATATTTTAAAGAACAAAGCTATCACTCTAGATTCTCTTAAAGATCTTTATGAGAACTGTTCTTGTGAAGATATGACAAAATACTGGGGAGCATTTATCAATATCAAAAGCTCTCCCTATATGATCGTCGGTCAGAACCCTACTTTCTTCAACGATGATAAAAATTCCACAGATAAGAAGTTTCAAAAGTTTTATTTCCAAGATTCAAATAATCTAGAAGTTCTTAAAAAAGCTTTTAGCACCGTAGGAATAAATGTAGAAGATTGTTACATTACAAATCTTTGTAAATGTGCAACAAAAGACAATTGCCCATTGATGCTTAAGAATGCTGTAGAATGCTTTGAAGCTTTTATGATACATGAGATCAAATTAACAAAACCGAGGGTCATATTCCTTTTAGGGAAGCCTACTCTAGAGTTGTTTAAGAACATTGTAGACTCTTCTGATATGCTTAAAGAAAGAATTTTCCCTATGACGTCTGGGTTTGAGCTTGATTCTAATAAGATCTTTTATACAGCACTTCCTCATCCTGCAGCAAGGTTCGAAGGCAAGTTAGAGAAGATGATAGCAATTTTGAAAAAGTATGAGAATATTTTCAAATTGATAGATCGTGATAGAGAATTCAATCATTTGCACATTCATAATCACTTCTCTCTTCATGATAGTTTGATTAGAATCGAAGACTTAGTACGGGAACTGCACAGAACTCACAAAAAACAAATAGTAACCACGAATCACGGTTCATTAAGTGATAATTATCAAATCATTAAGAACGCTGAAGAGAACGGGCTAAAATACATTCTCGGTTGTGAGCTCTATTGCTTTGAAAATGTAGAAGAATTCAAAAAGATAGAAGATGCTACAGAAAGAGGAGAGTATAGCAAGACTAAAAGACGCCACATCGTATTGATTGCTAAGAACAAGAAGGGTTACGAGAATCTTATAAAGAATCATAATTGGGGATGGTTGAACGGATTCTATTATCGTCCTGTAGTAGATCTTCAGTATATTCTTGACAATAGTGAGGGATTGATTGCATTGTCTGCTTGCACAGTAGGCTTGATAAGTTATTATCTTGTAAATAATGACTTCATGAAAGCTTACGATATGGCAAAAAAATTAAAGTCTGTATTTAAAGACGATTTCTACATAGAGATCCCTTTAATCGAATTTGAAGAGCAAGTTAGGATTGCTGATGATCTTATCTCTATAGCAAAAGAACTTCAAATTAAGATCGTTGTAACCAATGACGTTCACTATATCAAACACGAAGACTCAAAGTTTAGAGACTTTGCTTATGATATATTTCACAATAAGACAGAAAGTGACTCAAAGTCGGATAAGAAGTGTGATGATCTTTATTTTAAATCATATCTTCAAATGAAAGCTGACTGGGAACTTAGATATAAATCAAAGAATTTCACAGAAGAAGTCTTTGAAGAAGCTATAGACAATGCAATTGCAATATTGAATTCAATTGAAGTTGTAAAACTTACAACATCTCACAATATCAAGATGTTTGATGATTCAAATGAGAGGTTCGTAAGTATGCTCAATAAAGCTTTTGTTGAAAGATTCAAAGATTTCAATGATGATAAGAAAAAGCTATATAGAGAAAGATTAGACAAAGAGATAGAAATTATTTTAAAGAAAGATTTAGTAGATTATTTTTTGATTATGGCTGACATTGTTAATTATGCAAGAACTAAGTATGGCAGGTACGTGGTAGGACCGGGAAGAGGTTCAGCTTCAGGATCGTTGGTTAATTATTTGCTTGATGTCACTCTTGCTGATCCCATACGATTCGATCTTTTGTTTGAAAGATTTGTAGGTATTGAAAGATCAGATCTCCCTGATATAGACGTTGACTTTATGCCTTCAATAAGAGATGATGTTTTTGTCTATATTAAAAATAAGTATGGAGAGAACAAATGTATTCAAATAGGAACACATGCTTATCTTAAAACAAAGAACGCTATACAAGATGTGTCAAGATATTTCAATGTACCTGCTAGAGAGGTCTACGAGTTAACTACAAATTTAGAAGAAATAGAAGAACAAAAGACTACAAAAGAGATCAAGAGTGAAAATCCTTTGCTTGAAGCTTATTTCAAAAAGTATCCTAAGATAGAGCAGTATGTTGACAAGATGCGTAATACCATACGACAATTTTCTTCTCACGCAGCAGGCATCATCGTATCGAACGAAAATGTCTATGAAACTATGCCCATCAACAGAACTTCAAGAATGATTGTCACTGGCTGGCAAGACGGATCTGATTTTAGAGAACTAACAGATATGGGTTATTACAAATATGATATTTTAGGTCTTAATAATCTTGAAATTGTCAATGACGCAGTTAAGCTGATAGGAAAAGACATAAATTTTGAAGAGTTAGATCTAGAAGATCCTAAAGTTTATAAGTTTATGAGTGAAGATGACTATATGGGAATATTTCAATTTGAAAGTGCTTTGGCAAGAAAGTCAATAAAATCAATAGGACCTACATGCTTTGAAGATTATGTTGCTATCAATTCACTGCTGAGACCGGGTCCTTTGAAAGCAGGGATGGTAGATGAGTATGCAAAGAGAAAGAAAGGGATTGTTACTGTTGATGTTCCCAGTTGTATAGAACCCATATTGAGAAGGACTTACGGTATTATTGTTGAGCAAGAACAAATCATGAAGATCTGTAATGTCATCGGAGGACTTGATCTTAATGAGGCAAACAATTTCAGAAAAGCATTAGTGAAGTATAGCAGATCTCTTGCAAATGAGATGAAGAGAATTGCTAAAGTTCAAAGTTATGAAAAGAGGTTTATAGAGAGTGCTAAAAATTTTGTTACAGAGAAAGAAGCAGAAGACATTTTTAAGCTAATTGGAAAATTTGTTGCCTATGGTTTTAACAGATCTCATTCTCTTGCATATGCTCTTGTAGCTTATTGGGAGATGTATATTAAGACATATTATCCTAAAGAGCTGTATTTAGCTTTGCTCAATAACACATCGACATCAATCAAGGATAATAGCTTTGAATTTAAACTAAAAAGATATTTGATCTCTGCAGTTAATCATGGGTTCAATTTACTTCCTCCTGATGTAAACAAAAGTGATATGAATTTCAAGTCAGAGGGAGATGACATCAGGTACGGACTTGTATTTTTGAAAAGTATTTCACCAGGCGATTGTTCAGAGATCATAAAAAAGAGACCTTTTGTTTCACTAGAAGATTTCTATAGCAAGGTAGAGAAAAAGAAGTTAAACAAGAGCAAGGTAGAATCATTGATCTTTTCAGGTGCATTTGACAGTTTCGGCAAGAGAGAGGATGTTCTTAAGAAATTTTATGAAATTAGAAAAGACAAAGATAAAGTTGATCTTACAGCTATTGATTATAAAGTAGAGGAGAAAGAGAGACTTTACATAAGTTTGTCAGGCATGATAGAGTTTTTTGAGAGATGTAAGCTTGTAAATGAAAAGCATAAGCTAGAAGGTAAAAGAGACTATTTCATTATAGATGCAATAATGAAAAAGAAGGGATATGCAATAGCATCAGTCTATAGCAGAAACAGATTTTTTGACAGAATGTTTTTTAGTGGAAAAAAAGAAGAATTGGATCGTCTTGATGTAGGAGTTAGATTCGCAGGAGTATTCATAGAAGATTCAAAGGGAGTATCATGCAGGACTTATAAGGTAGACAAAAACAAAACGGAGGTGTAAGATGACAGAAGAGAGGACGGAAATAGAGAACTTCAGGAAGGCAATGGGAACACTACCTTCTCAAAGCCCGAAAAAGAACTACGACTATAAGAATTGCTTAGAGACGATTTATGTAAAGCTTACAGATTGTCCGAGTAATCCCTATAAGACATTAGTTCGGATGTCTACTGCAACTTGGGGTGATGGACAGGTTACAGAAGGACACGGATCAACACAGAAGTGGGAACAATTATCACCTATGAATAGATATATCGTTGCCTTATCTGTTCTTACAGGGAACACGTTGCCAACAGCGTTGGAATCAGTAAGTTTTACGTTTGAGTTCAATGGAGTTCCCAGACATGCATTTGATCAATTTGTCAGAATGAGAATCGGAGCAGGACATGCTTCAATCGGCTCGAGGGACAACAATAAGCTTGACAGTCCTTTTGTGCTATATCCTTCTTTGTATAAAGAGATTGAGAATGATATGTTCTTAAAAGCTCAATTTGAAGAATGGATTGTAAAGACAAAAGATCTTTATGAGAAGATCTTGGGAACTACTGAGGGATCTTGGCAAACTGCAAGAGCTGTTCTTCCTATGAGCTACAGTCATTCTTGGGTTTCATATGTCAACTTGATGTGTCTCAGAGGTCAGATGTCAAGACGCTTGATGGCATGTGAAGAAGCTCCAATGGTTTTGATATTCTGGAAGATGAGAAAAGAGATCGAAGATAGATTTCCGTTAATAGCAAATTATCTTCGGCCTGTATGTGACAATGCAAAGAAGTGTGTGTATCATGAAGGTCCCGAGGGACTTACTAAGTACTTCAGCGCATTGTTTGCAGGATGCGGAAGATGGTTAACAAAAGAAAAATATTCAGAATTCAATAATAGCTGCTCTGATTATTCTGAGATTGGCAAGTATGTTAAGATCGTGGGTCCTAATGATTGGATTCACTATACTCCTGATTCGTATAACAACTTGTCTGCAGCAGACAAGATATTGTTCGAGGAAGAATGATCTATTCTTTTAGCAAGCTCAAATTAGCTCACGAATGTCCGCATAAGTTTCGGTTGGTCTATATAGACAAGATGAAGCTTCCCGGAGGAACTCCTGCAATTTTTGGACAAGCAATTCATAAAATATTCAAAGACATTGTCGTGCAGGGACTAGACAGAAAGCAAGCTGTGGGCAGATGGGCTAGCTATTACGAAAGAGAAGTCACTTCAAATTCAGAAGATCTTGTAGTTCAAGACAAAAGCGACTATTGGATCGTGAGAGGTTATCCTATAATAAGTCTATTCTACAAGAATCTTGAGAGTTTGAGCATAGGAGAGATTATAGATGCAGAAAAGTTTATGAAATCAGAATACAGAGGAAAACCGTTTAATTTTGTATGCGATCTCATCTATAAGAGCAAAGATGTAAATCCTAAAAAGAGACTACTTGACTATAAGACAGGAAAAGAAAAGGAGGTGGATCTTTATCAATTGCAGCTCTATAGTGAACTGTTAGGAAACAATATTGATGAGGTTTGTCTATACTATGCTTTTTCAGGTGCGAGGATATTCGTTCCTGGAGAGTATAAAGATCAAACTGAAGAATACATGTTTAAAGCAATTGAGTTGATCGATAAGGGCGATTTTGTTAAAAAAATTACTCCCGACTGTAAAAATTGTTATTTTCGAAAAACAGGAGTATGTGTAGCTTGATTTTTTTAATACTATCGTTTAAGAATTAAGTGCATCGTGATATAATAATAAAAGGAGGTAGTAGAGATGATTGTTAAGAGGAGTTATGATAGGTTGGTCAATCTTGGCAATTTTGAAAATGTCAAGATAGGTATCATATTAGAACAAGAGTTCAAACCCACAAACAAAGAAGTTCCTGTTAAAGATCAAATCAAGGAGTTTTCCAAAAAGTTAGGGAAGCTGGCTGTTCAAGTTGTTGACGAAGAAGTTGCAAGCATAAGAGACGTTAAAGAAACTGTAAAAAAAGATACACAGGAGGGTGCATAAATGGAACAGACAAAGAAAGAAGTAGTTCTTGAGAATATAGACGGAATGTCTTTTAAAGTCGAATCATCTGAAGTCCAAAGAGATCCCCTTCCTGAAAAAGAATGGTTGCTTGCAAGGATTTCAAACTTGTCAAAAAAGATCTCAGATGTTGAGGGTTGGAAAGATTCTCTTAAATGGGAATTTACACTTCTCGATGACAGCTGTAAAGATCGTAGGATATGGGCCGACACATCATTGTATTTTACTCAAGGCACAAAGACATACAATTGGTGTATTGCGGTCATAGGAGTCAAAGAAATAGCTGTAGGATCAGACATCAAAGTATCTGATGTCAAAAATAAGCTCTGCTACATCATGATCGTTCCATCTACTAAGAAAAAGGGACGACAAGTTGTAAGTGATATTAAGCATCATGAGAAGAAAGCAGGAGAGATTGATGCCGAAACAGAAAAGATCAAGGAAACAGCAACAAAGAAAGAGACGAAACAAACCCAAGCTGCTGATACAGTAAAAAGCAAACCGAAGGCTCAAGAAGAACACGCAACCGACCAGATAGATCTAGATGATATTAATCTAGATGACGTATAAGGAGAAAAATGCTTAACGAAACTCTGATGATAGAAGTGGTCATAAGGAAAAAACTGATTAAAAAAGACAAATCATTTCCTGAAGGTCTTTCATCTGTCATAGAGCAGTATAAGCAATATGAATCTGAAGATCGCATTGTCGCTAACTTCCCTCTCGATTGGAAGGGAATGAAAGATGGTACGATTTCAAATATCATCAAGCATTACTATGAAGCAGTGTATATTGCTTTAGCTTTCTATGTCAATGACGACTGTCATATCATTTCCGATTTTGAAGGGAAGGAGATAGAGAGCTACTCTGTTGTTATCGATAATGAAAAGTTCAAGAAATATGTTAAGAAGAAGTTGAGGATAGTAAAAATTCTTAACAAAGAAACCGAAACATTTGAGGTAAAAGGATATGCTATTGATTTTGATTATCCTGATAGTGTGATAAAGATCTTAGATGTTTATTCGGTAGGAAAAGAGTCAGGATTGCATTTAGACAATTTCTAAAACAGGAGGGTTAATGTGTATTATTGT